ATTATCTTTAGCAAGTTCATAGGAATGATCTACATGCTCAAAGGCATTAGTATAAGTTTCATCATATAACCCTACTTTATCTAAACACTCTCGTGTATAAAAACAAACAGCCCCAACACAATGCTGGTTTAAAGCAATCTTTACTTTACCGTAGTCAATAATTTTACGTGGCACCGGGTTTCCTTTACTAATACCAGCTTTATTAGCCGGTCCATGGTATGCAAACATAAAATGATGTATACCTGTTGCTTTATAAGCCTTAATATATTGCTCAAAAATATTATCTTTAAATAACATATCATCTTCTACCAAAATAATATAATCACAATCCTCCTCCAATAGGTGTTTAAGGGCCATATTCTTTGCGCGCCCAACACCCTCCATTCCAGTTGTCATAAGTACCGGTAAATGAGCGTCAAATAGCGGACCTCTACCATCATTAACTACAACGATATGATCATACCATTCTTCTTTAATAGACTCTCTACATTTTTTAAAAAACTCTGGCCTATTACATGTAATAATACCAACTCCTACCTTACCTGTCATATTCCAAATTTTTTGTGTAAATCTTTCATGTGGTTTTCGTGGTCAGCCTCTGTCTTTTGTTGGTATACTAATGATTCTAGCTCTTTTAAATTCTCTGAGTTTAAAATCGAATCTTCATCACCATACATGTCACCTTCTTCATCTACATATTCACAAATTAGATCTATTCTTTTCTGTGCATCACTAGGTACAGTTAATACACACGGGGTATCGTCTTTTGGAAAAAAGATATCCGATTCAACGTTATTAGTGTACTGGCTAAATAGGGAATTAAAAATATTATCTACTTCTTTAATATATTCCTTATCTGTTTCCCTTATACCATCATCTTCTATTTGCTGACTTTCATCAAATGTACATAAAAATATAATATCTAAATGTTTCATCGACTCGCGCATTATTGCTATTTGATCTGCACAAAAGTCTTTAGTAAACCCTTTTATTCCCTTTTCATGTGACCATAAAGTATAAGCAAGGTTATCTAAAGTACATCGGTCGTATACAATATGTGAGGTGTCTTTATTTTCTTCTTGTACTTTAACCATAGAGTCAATAATAGCTGATTGAGTAGAAGGAGTTGTATCTTTCGAATGTTTTAGATTATCTTCTTTTATTAAATCCCTATACGTGTTTTTAGGTGTTATATAATTATCCCATGTGTAAAGAAAGCTCTTTACTGTTGTCGTTTTGCCTGAATTACCAGGTCCTGAAAATGCAATTCTCATTAAGTTATTTAGCTAAAATTCTCACAGATTCTATACCTTAAGTGCTTTATCCCAAACTAATAAGTGTAATCTTGAAGAAAATTTAACATTTAAAGCTTTAGCATATTCTGCGACAGCAGGAGCGTTAGTAATATGCTCTGCTCTACTACCAGCTACAGGCATTAACCATATACGATCTAGCGGGAGATTTATTTCTTTATTATCTGTCACATACTTATCCCAAATTTCATTAATATCTGAAGATTCATTAATAACAAACTTAAAACCAGATCTATTATTTCTATGCCATTTAAGTACCTCAGGTTTATATGTTTTATCCTCCGGATCTCCATTGGTTGTAAGCTTAGGTGAAGTTGTAAAGGTAGCTAGATATTTATCTACCCATATATTATCAGGCATTATTGTGGCATTAGTTTCAAAGTCTATACGTGGAGTAAAATTATACTTTTCAATAAAAGCTTCAATAAATTTTAATAACCGCTTTTGCTGTACAAGCGGTTCACCACCGGTAATTTTAAGTATTACGTTGTTTTTAAGCTTTTCAATGTATTTTTTTTCTTCCATATATTGAAAGATTTCATTAAACGTCATCTTATTTTTTACAGACCAAGAAATATACGAGTCACAACCATGAGGTGAGTCCGGGGAAGCAAATCCCTTACATGTTAGATTACACATAGATAATCTAAAAAATAAAGATGGCTCTCCAACATACTCACCTTCACCTTCGATAGTATAAAACATCTTATCGTCAGATATGAGTAACGTCATCTTATCGCAATCTACCATATACATATATTATAGTATTCATAAACGCCATTTTCAACTAAATATTAATACATGAGCGTAAAAACTGCGCGTAAGCGTAAAGAATTTAAAGTGGAGATGTCAGTGGAGGATATCTTTAGTCCCAATTGGCTTTTAAATTTTAAAATTAAAAAGCCTTTTTATTTTAACCCTGTTCATAAGGAATTCTACAACTGTATAAAGCACCCTAACACAAAAATAACTTTTGTTGATGGTCCTGCAGGTAGTATGAAGACATATATAGCTGTGTACGCTGGATTAGAGTTAATTAAACAAGAAAGCTTTAATAAGCTAGTTTATATACGATCAATAGCAGAATCAGCTGAACGTAGCTTAGGCTCTTTACCTGGTGAGATTGATGATAAATTTTCACCGTATGCGATCCCGTTAGAAGAAAAGGTAATCGAAATTACTGACCACTCCACATGCGCAATGTTAAAACAAAAAGGTGTTATTGAAGCTTTACCTGTTAACTTTGTAAGAGGTTTAACATTTAATAAGAGCTTGGTTGTAGTTGATGAAGCTCAAAATTTATCACGTAAGGAGCTGACAACCATTCTTACAAGATTTGGTCGCGACTCTATATATATTGTATGCGGTGATTCCAATCAGGCTGATGTTTCTAGATCAGGTTACAGAGAAATCTTTAATAAATTTAATAATAAGAAATGTAAAGACAACGGCATACACGCCTACGAATTTGGTCTTTCTGAAATTGCTAGAAGTAAAATACTTCGGTTTATATGTGCAGTGTTAGGAACTTAACCCCAAGTAGTTCCTTCAAACCAATTACCTTTACCACGTGATACCTTATTGCCAACATTTGCCCCTCGTTTCGGTGCAACAACTGCCTCCGGAGGTGTAGGTGCAACTTCTACCGGAGGTGTAGGTGTAGGTGTAGTGTTAGTTTCTGTTGACGTTGTAGCTGCAGCTGCCTCTACGTATCTATTATGAGTGTAACTTGCTGAATTATTATCATGTTCGGTTACTGTAACATTTGCAACATAACATCTACCTTCAGAAATTTCTTCAATATACGTATCTGCAGTTTTAAAGACCCATTCAGCAAACTTTTCAACACCAACACCTTCCGGCATAATACGAAGAAGAATAACACCTTTATCATTAAGTGTTTTAAATGTTTCAAGCTCTGGGTCATCACCAGCAACTACTGTAGTATGATCAAATTGACTACGTAGTGTATGTTTAAGATCAGCTAGCCCTCCAAAATCAACACACCAACCTTTATTATCTAAATCATTACATCCAAATGTAAATTTAGCTTTAAGTTGATAACCATGTATAAAGCGGCAATGGCTATGATCTGCTCTCCACTGACGAAATGCCGTAGAGCCTAATTCAATTTGTTTTGACGATGTATAAGCACTCATATGTTTATTATATGATAAACGTAGTAAATGTCAACGGGTAAAGTGTTTTAATATTAGCTCCCTCGTCCCAACCATGGTTAATTAGTTGGGTGTAAAAAATAATCAACTGAATATAAATTTTCTTGATATTATAAAATTGTACAATATAATGATTATATGGATCAGACGATAAAATTGCACACAGCTAATGGTAATATACCGTTAACAGAAGAACAAAAATTACAAATTATTGAAGATGCATCAAAAGCTTACGAAAAATATTTAGATGCTTTAAGAATCGACTGGCGTAACGATCCAAACAGTGACAATACACCAATGAGAGTGGCAAAAGCGTTTGTAAATGATCTAGCTGCAGGTTGTTATAATAGCCCACCTAAAGTAACTGCATTTCCATAAGATGGTTACGATGGAATGGTCTTTCAAGGTGGTATACCTGTCAAATCTTTTTGTTCACATCACCATTTACCATTTACCGGTAGAGCTCATGTAGCATATATACCTTCACATGATGGAAAAGTTATAGGGTTGAGTAAGCTAAATAGAATCGTTGAACATTATGCGAGAAGACCTCAAATCCAAGAAGGGTTAACAATGCAAATTCATAAAGCTATTGATAAAATTTGTGAAGGTAATGAAGGTGTTGCAGTAATGATATCTGCAACACATACATGTGCCTGTCTTAGAGGTGTAAAGCACGATGGTTGTGAAATGAAGACTAGTCGACTTAGTGAAGATTTTTTAAATGATGCAGCGACTAGGAATGAGTTTTATCAGTTTGTTTCTGATTGCCGGGGCAATTAAAGCTTACAGTCAAGATTACTATCCGCGATATTTTCGCGATCTGGATCTATAATACCATCTAATTCATCTATTATAAAATCCTTACCTACTAATATTTTATAGAGATTGGTAGCTCTATCACTTAATGTAAAAGGTATACCGGTAAATACCTTTTCACCTATAGTAAAATCAAACTCCACAATAGGTCTATCCTCTGTATTACCTGCTCCAACGTTAATAGTAATTTCACCCTTTTTATCCTTTAGTAAGGTCTTGTTGTTGACAGTTCTAAAAAACACCTTTTCACCTTGTATCTGTATATCTTCCCCATGTATTACATTATATGCACCATTACCAGAGTCTAACTTAGCTGGTACCTTGCCTATCCCATCAATATCAAAAAACTCTATAAGACCAAAGAGTTGTTTTTCAATAAAGAACTGTTTAAATTTTTTCATAGCAAACTGCTTACAATCCTTATGGTCATCCAATTTCTATATCTTCATATCCGATATTAGATATATCTACAACTTCTTCTTGTGCTTGTATATCAACAACAATGCTCGATCCTGCTGCTTTTGCTAATTCATAAATTGCGGTAATAGCATTATGGGCAATTTCATCAATACTAGTATCGTTCATTTGTGTAACTGCGTCACATGGTGTCGTGTCGACTTCTACAGCATCAATTGGCTCTTGCGTAACAATGACACCGGTGTCAATCATTTCATTACAAACCTTACCATAGGCCTCTTCTAAGAGTTTACTTTCTTTACGCTTCTTATCTCTCATATTATTATTTATTCACAAGAATAGCCTTTATTGTGTCTCTATCTGTCTGCTTAATCTCACCTGGAACGAGATAATCTATAGCGTCATCAATATTATGGCTCATAGCCTCTCGTGACTCAGTACCACCTATACCCTCTCCCTCCATCGCAACCTCTCTTACCTCAACATTCGGGTATTTCTCACTATCTCCCAACGACTTATACGCATCTATATCTTTACCACCTGTCTTATCCTCCTTTGCACCTCGCGCTGCAATAATCCCAATATCTTTATTATCATCTGCAAAATCATAAACCGACTTAATAGGTGAAAGTTCAGCTATATGAACATTAACAGGCTTACCTAGATAATCCTTATAAATATCCCAAATAGCCTTGGATTGTTCTGCCGTAATACCATCTCTTTCCCTTTTACCAATATATACAATACCACTTCCAGCTTCTCCAAGAAGGTTTTTAAAAGCTTCATAATGGCCCTTATGCGGAGGCTTAAAACCACCGCCCCATAGTACGACCTTATTTAGCTTTTGTTCATCTTCAAAATATTCTCTAAATGTCTTCATTTTACTGGTTTACCGGTTCCAAAGTTTGCTCTACTAAATTCTAAACGATCTACAAATTTAACCAAGTTTCCATCATTGTTAATAGCAACATAACCCTCTGGATTAGATGGTCTTAAAGTACCGTCTCCATTATCAAAAAAGTGTTTTGTGTTATAAACAGCATTATTATACTTGTTAATAAAGATTTGCTTTGCTTGTTGCAACAGCTTACTTTTCTTGAACAAATTAATCATATCACCACTTAATGATTTTAATTCTGCTAACTGCTCTTTACTAGCATTTGTTTTACTTTCAATTGTTTTTTTCGATACTAATTTTTTGATAGCTGTTTCATTTCTCTTCTCTAGCCACTGGTAAAATTTATTAAACGAGCCTTCTGGATTTTCAATAAATGACCCTTCTCTAATTTCACTGTTAAGGTATATGTTTACTAACGGTAAAAATTTTGTTATAGGTTTAAAATTAATTTTAATACCATCTGCAGTTTTTATTAAATCTTTAACTTGTTTTGATTCATCCTTATCAATATCGACTACACCGGTTGAATCATTAAATTCTGCGTCATCCATCCATACCCCGGGAACCTTTTTAAGTTGCTTATATTCGCTACTAGATATATCTCTTTTAGTACTATCATCAATGTCTGAATAGGAACTATGCCAAATAACACCCATTACTGAATTATTAATTTCTTTAGCAAGCTCAGAATCCTTTTCAACAGCATAAACGGTGGTATTAGGTTGAAAAGATATATATTCCTCACCATCATGTTCTGTTGGGCGTATCTCACTAGGACTAGTATACATAATATCACCTCCTATAAGGCCCTTAATACCCATCTGCTTTGTAAACTTAAGAGCTTTTTTAAGCTTCTCTGCTAAACCAGGCTGATCACCATGATTATTAATAATATCCGCTTCTGTAAAATTAAGTAACGGCTCTCTATTAAACGCAGACTTAGTGGCTACAAAATGTTGCTTATTTTG